CCAGGGTTGAACGCGGCGAGGTCTGCCGCGAGCGCAGTCAGCCCTGCCGACATCCCCGCCGCCTCTTCGCGAGCGAAGCCCATCGGCACGAGCGTGTCCTGAAACGTGGACATGAACCCCATCACAGACCCCTGGCCCAGCTTCAGCCCTTCGCTGATCGACTCGACCATTCCCAGCGCCTCGTCTTCAATGCCTTGGAAGACTGTCGCAAACTTCGCCTGCGTGTCCTCGAGGTTCGACGCGGCCTCGAGGAAGGACTGTCCCATGCGAACAGCAGCGAAGCCGATCGCTGCGCCTGCCGCCGTGGCGGCGAGGGCCGCGTTCTTCATGGCCCTCCCCGCCATCTTCAGCGCCTTGACCATTCCGGCGCGAACCGTCTGAGCGAACTTCCGCACGCGCTTCGAGAGCCCCCGAAGCGTCTTGCTCATGAGATCCTTCAGCCGGATCTCATACGTCACCTTCTCGTTCGCCATCAGCGTCGTCCTTGTTTGGTTCGAGCCTGAGCGGCTCGCTGTTCACGCTCTCGCGCGTCGGCCTTGATCTGCTCAATGCGGCCCCGCTCGCTGTCGATGATCTCGCACGCCGCCGCAAAGCCGCGCGTCTGATCCAAGAAGCCCCCCGCCACAGGCAGGACGCTCCTCGAGTCGAGCTGGATGTAGGATCGCATCAGAAGGTCCACGCTCATGCGGTCAAGGGGAGTCGCCTCCCCCATCAGCGCGGTCGGGCATCGGTGCTGCGGCACTCGGTTGATACCGCCGCAGAGTTCACAGTCGGGGTCGTGGCCGAGGCATCGGTTGCATCCGATGTCGAAGACTGGCCGGGTCGCCGCTTCGTCGCAGCCCCAGGCGGCACGCATCTCTGCCGCCCTCGGGTCACGGCACCGAGCGCAATCTGGGAAGCCTTTGCCAGCGGCTTCCGCTGCGTCTGCTCCCCAGATGCGCTGCACGGCGACCCTAATCAGTTTCCCTCGTCTTCGGTGATCGCGCCCCGCTCGAGGATCGCGTTCGTGAGCTCCTGGCGGTACTTCGGCAGGAGGCGGTCCAGGCACTCGTCCGTGATGTGGCGCGGGTGCCCCTTCGTAATCTCGAAGGAGACCTCCTTGCCCTCACTGTCGCGGAAGCCGGACCAGCCCCGCAGGCCGTGACGCAGGACCGTGAGCTGGTGCGTGCCAGCGCGGAACGAGAGCTCGTCCGCGCCAGCAGTCGCCAGGATCATCGAGTCGCTGACGCTCGCCTCCTCGGCCACGGTCAGCCCGCGAAGCTGGAAGACCGTCTGTTCGCCTTCCGGCGCAGAGCGGTCGTCCTCGAGGACGTAGGGGAATGTCGATTTGGGATCGAGAGCGATCGGCATGAGAGCACCTCCGGATGCTCGAGGGTTATCAGCGGAAGAGAAGCTGGAACTCGTTGTCGGCTCCAAGCGTGCTGGATGTTTGGGTTCCACCATCAGTCAGCAGGGAGGATCCGTAGGTGCCGCCCGTGAGCATCGTGGTCGAGTCGAGGATCGAGATCGTGTCCCGCTCGCCGTCCGTGATGCCCGTGAACTGCGCGGCAGCGCAGCGGAACTCGACCTTGTTCCCGGCAGTGTTGCCGAGCGTCCACCTCAGGCGGGACTGCGCTCCTGACAGGAAGGCGTTCCAGAAGTCGTAGTCGCTCGAGAGCACCATGTCCGGGTTGAACGTGAGCTGCGGGGAGCGGCTCTGGATGATCGCGGAGCGATAGCCTGACCGCTGGTTCGTGTTCTCGTGCATCGTCGTCTCGTTGCCGAGCGTGAACGTCAGCGCGTTGAACAGGGCGCCCGTGTAATTCGCAGACGCTACGTCTGAGAGTCCGAACTGGAGGCCCGTGTTGATCCACGCCGGGGGCACCTCCATCGTGTAGTTGTAATCAGTCGGGTCACTCCCCTCGACGTAGGCGTTGAGGGCGCCCATGAAGGTGAAGTTGATCAGCGCACGGTCGCCGTGGACGAACGCGATGTCGAAGGTGCCACGGCACCCGACGCCCTCGACGTAGCTGCCCGCCTTGTCGAGATAGAGCCGGATCGTGGCGCTGGTGTTCGAGTTCGTGTCGTCGCTGTTCGCAGACTTCGGGCGGTAGCCCACGCCGATCTGCGTCTCCGCACCTCCTGGCGTGTCGAGGGTACACTTCGCAAGGCTGCGCTGACCCACGATCGTCGCATCAGTTCCGCCCGGAGCTGTGGCGTTCGTGGCAAGGAAGTCCGAGTCCCCGAAGGTGTTGTCCCCGAAGCTCTCCGCGACCGCGCTCGCGAAGCCTCCAGAGACCACCGCGTCGATGTCTTCGCGGTTGAAGAACGTGTGCGGCACCGTACCGCTGAGACCGTAGGTCGTCGCGTCCACGTCGTACTTGAACACGTTGGCCTTCTCAAGCCCGCACGCCAAGAGCAGCGCGTCGAACTCCGGGGCCGTTCCGGACGCGACTCCAGTGCCAGGGCCGCAGAGCTCCACGGCGAAGGTGAACTCCACCGTTGCGGCAGGAAGGTTCTTAGCCGATCCGGCCACCGTCATCGGCGCACCCGTGAACGTCATCGTCTTGGGCTGACGCTCGAACTGAAGCGGAGTGATCGTGAACGTCGGGGCGACGGTCTCGATGAAGTCCGTGGCGGTGGTAATGGTTGCTGCGGTGCCGCCCGTGGATTCGGTCGCGGCGAAGAGCTTGCGGTCGTAGTTGCGGAAAGCCATGAGTCAGGTTGCGACGTTGAGGTCGGTTCGGCGGGTTCGATAGATGATCTCGATCGAGAGTTCGGCAATCGCCACAGGCTCCTCGATGTCGGTCGGATAGAACACGCGGTCGGACGTGAGCCGCGTGTCGATTGCAATTCCTCCCCGAGTGATGTCCACGAGGATCGCCTTGTGAACGTCTCGGATGAAGTTCTCGAGCTCATCGACGGCGCTCGTCCGCGTGCGGATGACAAGCGTGGCGTCGATGCGGTAGTGCCCTGCGATGGCGAGCGTCGTCGCATCTCCAGGCGGATCGTAGTCCGTGCTCGAAGGCGTCAGGATGATGGCCGGGTACTCCGTCAGCTCGATGGGCACGGAGTCGATGCGAGTCACTCGAGCGACGGACGTGTAGTAGTCCGAGCCCGCAGTGATCGCGGCCAGCGTGGTCTCGAGGTTCTCGAAGACCGCCCTCTTCACCGGGATGCCGCTAGGGGGCATGGCCGAACTCCTCCAGTAGCATCGAGAAGCTGTAGAGGTTCGTCCCCACACTCTGAAGGACGAGCGGCTGGTCCACGATGCGGACCTGAATCGTCTCGGTCTCCGGAGCGCCACCGTCGTGGGCCAGTCCGCGCAGCGTGATGTCGAGCGGCTCGCAGCCGCCCTTCGTCTCCGCGTACAGCTCCTGCGCTCGGTGGAAGTCGGCCAGCGTTGCCGTCTGGGACGCGACTTGGAAGCGACGGACGAGGCGGTCGCCGTTCGGGAACACGCTGCTCATGCGCTGACGGTGCTGGATCATCGCGCTGTCCACGTCAGACATGATCCCGTCGCGCATCAGAGTGACGACGACCGGGAAGCCCAGGTCGATGTCGAAGGTGTCCACCGAGGCGTGCGCCATCAGGTCGCCCCCTCCCCTCGGAACGTCTTGTCGATCGCGAGGCCCAGGGCTCGAGCGATCATCTCTCGGTTGTTCTCAATGGTCACGCCCATCCGGAGGCGCGGCGGGATGGCGACCGACTTCTTCAGCGCGTAGATCGGGACCGCCTTGCCGCTCGGTTTCGTGATCATCACGGCGTTGCCTGCGATGAACGTCGGGCCGTAGTCTTTTGTCCTGTAGCCCCTCCCGTCCTTCACGATGTCGTAACCGCTACGCTTCACGCCTCGAGCGGTCATCGTGATGGGCAGCGGGATCGTGAGATACTTCCTGGGCGGGTTCGGCGTGATGTTCGGCAGCGTCCCACCAGCGCCGACCGTGCCGTACTCCTGGGTCGCAGCGTAGAACGCTCGGCGGCTCCCCGCGCGGAGCACGATCCGAAGATCCTCGAGGGTGCGCCCCTCGGCGGTGCCCTTCACAGACTGCGCCAGAGCGCCCGTCCTCGAGCCGATCGCTGCGGCCCTGGGCTTCGACACGGCCCGCGACGACGTAGCCGAGAAGCCCTTGACGACCTCGCTCTGGAGCTTGCCGCTCGCCACGACGAACGCCGTGCGGATGTTCTTCGCGAGCAGCTCCGGCTTCCGCACCATCGCTGCGAAGAGCTTCCCGTTCTGGACGATCAGGCTCCACCCTGACCCGCGCTCCACCTGTCGATCAACCATTCGCGGCGAACCTCAGGCGGCGGTAAGGGGTGAGCGCCTCGATCACATCAGGGACCAGGGCCAGCGGCTTCTCGTAGTTGATCGACGCGCCGCCCACGTTCATGCTCGCGCCCTGAGGGCTGTCTCGACGGCGCCACATCGCGACCGTCTGCACGTCGGCGGCATAGGCGATATCGCCATAGGCCGAGATCAGCGCGGCGGTGTCAGCCGCGAAGCCTGCCGTGTAGACGACTTGCATCACGTTCGGCGCCGCCGCCATGTTGTTCCCCTTCCAGTTCGTGATCGGGTAGAAGAGGAAGTTGACCATCCCCGTCTCCGCGTCGAACTTGTAGTCGTCGGCCTCGATCGGCGTCTCGCTCGCATAGTCCCAATCGAGCGCGAGCTTGATCGAGCTCACGGCAGTGACGGGGTAAGCCCGCAGGAAGAGGACATCCTGGCGAGGCTTGATCGGGTAGGTCTCCGTCCGCTCCTTGGCCTCGAGCGGTCGGTCGATGTAGTTCTCGATCCGCCGAGTCGCCGCCGCCACCATCGTGGTGAGCACGGCGTCGTAGGTGCTCGAGCTGATGTCCAGCAGAGCCTTCACTCGGTCGATCGTGGTCGCGTTCATCAGTCAGCCGTGGGCTCGTCTGCCGCCTTCGCCTTCTTGGCCCGTGCCTTCTTCTTCGCCTTCGGCTTCGGGGCCTGGGGCGCCACGCCGTTGAAGAACGTCAGCGTGTGCTGCACGTCCTTCGGCATATCGCAGCGGATGTCGCCGTCGCACTCCTCGAGGACGGGCTGGATCTGGCCTCGCGCATCCCACAGGAGCGCGGAGGCATAGTCTCGGCCTGCCGGACGCCCTGCATCCTCGAAGCCCTCGAAGAGCTCCCCGCTCTCAGCGCGAACAGAGCCGCCCGGCCAGAGCACCGTCTGGCCTTCCTTCACGCGGTAGACGCTCACTCGTCGCCCTCCTTCTTCTTGCGGCGCAGGATGCCCTTGCGCTTCTTCTTCGCCTTCGGCTTCTCCTCAGCGGGCTCCTCGGCAGTGATCGGCTCGGCCTCCTCCACCGGAGCGGAGGAGGTGAGCCGATCGAGGTCACGAGGCGAAGCCGGAGCCTGACGTTCGGAGATGCGTTCCAAGACATCTCGCTGCTCGTCGATCGTGCGACGCTCCTTCCAGTCATCGCCATCGACGATGTACCCGCGCTCGCCCCTGAGCGTCCCATCGGGATACACCAGCACAGCTCCCTTTCTGACCCGGTACTTCATTCGTGTCCTCTTTGCGTTGTTCGTTGAGTTCAGACGGCGAAGTCGAAAGCCGTCGATTGAGTTGTGTCGTAGGGCTGAAGAATCACCACCACTCCAAGGAAGGAGTCGT